TCAATTAATCAGCAGTTCAGGCTGTGTCACCTGCAAAATGTATTCATGCTCGACAGCCAGGACACGCTTCTCTCTCTTCCGTTCGTTCATTAACCGACTGCCGATCGTACCTTTCAGCTTTGAGCGTGTTTCTTTGATGGCGTAGCGGTGCTGCATTTCTTCGCCAATTGCCATGCGGCGGCTCAGTTGCTCTGCCATCCAGTTGAATGCTGCGATATAGCTCTCCTTGATTGCCGCAGCAGCTTTCCCGGTGAACCCCATCACAACCATGATCCAGCCATCTTTCGTCAGGCTGTACATCGGGCGAACCTTGCCCTGCTCATCGATATAATCAGCCGACGCAAAATTGCGTTGGCTAAACTCACGCGAGCAATCAGCCTTAACCTGCTCGATTTTCCTGAGAACATCACCGTGTCGCTTGCCGAAGTACTTGGCAATTTTTCTGGATGTGGTAACGACCTCTCCGTTTTTGGCTTGCACCATTTCTCGGAAGTCGAAGGCTGGAATAACTGAATGATTATTCATAGCGTCTTTACCTTTTAGAAAGTGAGCCTGTCTCACAGAAAAGCCGCCCGAGAGAGGTCGCCACCTATAACGGCATTTCTCAGGCTCGCTTACTGAAAGGCTCTCGTTAATATGCGCGTGAGATGCGCGTTTACTGCGGACATAAAAAAGCCCCGCATCGCGAGGCTCATTAAATTGACTTTGTGATTTGCAAAAAAATTATTTCAGGCATTGCGTCCTGATGTACTCCTGAAGCGTTCTCAGTGCTGTTTGGTCACGGATAATTCCGTCCCGGATACCGAGAACGTTTCGTCCAGCAACTGGAGAGAGTTCGACGGTGGCATCATTGCCCATGCCGGAGGCGCTGGAGGTTTCGGCTGAGGATGGCACAGAGCATTTTCCTTTGACGAGCACCCGACCACCATTATCAAGCTTGCGCCGAAGAGCATCATTTTCAGCTTTCGCATCAGCCAACTCCTTCGTGTATTTAGCATCGAGTACATCAGCAGCACGCTGGCGTTGCTGCATGTCAGTAATGGTGGCGGTCGCCTGCTTCAGCTCACTGACTTTTTTATCACGCTGCTCTTTGTAGGCGATGGCGTTATCACGGTAATGATTAACAGCCCATGACAGGCAGAGGATGATGCAAATAACCAGAGCGGAGATAATCGCGGTTACCCTGCTCATTGCTGCCCCCACAAACAGACTTCACGCTCAATATCACGACGGGTCATCAGCCCTTTCCATTGCTTACCGCCAGCGTATGTCCAGCGACGTAGCTGGTCACATGCGCCTTTGATATCACCCTGGTTTATTTTGCGAAGAAGCGTCGATGTTCTGAAATTACCAGCGCCCACGTTGTAAACGAGCGAGTAAAGAGCGCCGCGCGTTGTTTCCGGTATATCGACTTTGATGTACGGGTTAATTTGTCTGGCGACCATGGCAAGGTCTTTATTCAGGAGGGCTTTGCATTCTGCTTCGGTATACGTTTTACCGGGAATGATGTCTTTTCCGGTGTGTCCGTGACATACAGTCCATACGCCAACGATATCTTCGTATGGTATGTAGCTGACACCTTCCAGGCCATCGTCACCACTCGGACCAGTGATGAGCACAGACGCTATGGCAACAGCCCCACCACCAATAGCAGCAGCAACAGCCTTGCGTAATGATGGCGACATTATTCACCTCTCGCAGCCTTACGCTTATCTTCTTTAATCTTGAAATAAAGGTTTGTCAGATACGTCAGCAAGCCAAACACCAGGCTACCCAATACGCCTATTGCCACCCACTGGGATGGGGAGACTTTGTCCAGCAACTGCAGTAGCCAGTATCCCGTCCCCACCGCTGACGTGGTGTATGACACACCTGTTGTGATTTTTTCCATCTGGTACATACCCCGTCTCCCGTTATCCGGAAGCTGACAACAATAAAAAGCCACCAGTTAATTCCTGATGGCCCTGATGCATAAACGTCATAATACCTGACTGTTATGATTGACAATAATGATAATGTTTATATAGAAAGGTTCCCGATGTGTGTTACATATCATTTCTCCACGGGGAATATCCCCACGCCAGCGCAGACTCTTTTACCCGTTCTCTTCTGCGCTGGCTCTTTTTTATTATGCTGCTGCATTTACCTCTGGCACCAGGCTTTCTATCTCAACACAATACGTGGTACTTCTTGTAACCAATATCATAACGATTAATCGACATAGAATTTCTCCCGTGTACAGGAACAGAGTTAAAAAGCCGGAACCGGAATCAAATCACAGGATGACCATCTGCCAGTGGCAGGTCATAAAAAAAAGGCCGCGCCATGCGCAGCCAGAACTCACAAGGAAAATGATAGAAGGAAATAACATTAGTGATGTACGCATGGCGCCTCCCGCTAAGTTCTGCAATGATCAAACAGAACTCGCTACGTGCCCTTAAAACTCGATCATTTAGCCCCTCCAAGGAGGATTCACCATGCGGTTGATTTTTTAATAAACAGTAAACAAAAAAGTCAAGGATTATTCATTCTGTTTTTTCATCATCGGCCACAGCAATACCACAATGCCGCAGACCAGAGCGCCATCAGTCAGTACCAACATTATCCTGCTGGTGAAATCCATCATCACCATCACTAAAAGCAGGATCACAACAGCAAGCAGACACAGTTTATAAAACAATGTTCAGAAAACGCATTCAGCATGCCTAAGGTTCTATTCCTACGAATAGCCAACTTGCAACTTAAAATATTATTTATGCAGCCAATTAAATTCTGGTCCTTACAATATCAACCTGAAGATTCTTATCTTGTGCTGATTGATAAATGACAAACCTTTTACTACCTGCATTGAAAGAAGTAGACAAAACCAGACAATTATCATAACGAGCAAGAACATAATACCAACCATCATTATAATTAATCATTTCATATTCTTTCTTAAACTGCGGTTTGTAATATCCTGTCAGAAATGAAAAAAGCCAGAAATATGCCACAAAAGCAATCATCACAATCTCAAAAAAATGTTTTTTTATAAATGGCTTATCATAGAAGCATGATACCGATAAAAATCGCCCATAAGATCTTATCGAAATTGTAACCGCCAGCGCAATCGCTGCTGACAGTAGCAAAAGAGGTACCTGAATCTTCTGTCTCAATATAGAAAACTCAATAATTGCCGGCACAAACAATAATTCCACAGCAAAATAAAGGCGAAATACATTTAGCTCTTGCATAGAATGTTTTCTTTTCACTGCGAAAAAGAATACAACACCAATACCCCAACCGATAAGAAATATAGCAATGACGATAACTGCAAAAAATAAACTTCTGGCAACATCATCAACACCTGCACCTACAATCCACCATGGGAAGCCGTAGTAAAAAGAAGTACCCCATCCATAGAAATAAGCACTCCCCCATCCAAGGCATCCCATGTAGGCAATAAAAAGTGAAGAACTCCTGAGCAGCGCACCATCCTTCATAACCACCCCAATACAAGATGATAACATTGGCTTACAACTCATAACAAAAGCAATTCAATGCCGTCAAGAGGTTACAGGCTAAAAAAACTCTATTACATTGCAGTCAGCATGTTTACTACACAAATACAATTCAGAGCATAAAAACTACTCGGCGGCAGGTTATTGAGACTCATCAATGACATGTAAAAAACGCCCATTATTGGTGTCAAGTTTCCCCAAAGTTATTCAAAAAGTCAATATTATGCCGTTAATATGTTGCCATCCGTGGCAATCATGGCGCTAACGTGTGATCGCATTCAAAATGTTGTCTGCGATTGACTCTTCCTTGTGGCATTGCACAACCAGAGCGTCATACAGCGGCTTAACAGTGCGTGACCAGGTGGGTTGGGTAAGGTTTGGGATTAGCATCGTCACAGCGCGATATGCGGCGCTTGCTGGCATTCTTGAATAACCGACGCCTTTACATCTTCCGCACTCTTTCTCAGCAACTATCCCCCACTGCTCTGTTTTGGCTATATCAACCGCACGGCCTGTACCGTGGCAATCTCTGCATCTTGCGCCCGGCGTAGCGGCACTACGGCAATAATCCGCATAAGCGAATGTTGCGAGCACTTGCAGTACCTTTGCCTTAGTATTTCCTTCAAGCTTTGCCACGCCACGGTATTTCCCCGATACCTTGTGTGCAAATTGCATCAGATAGTTGATAGCCTTTTGTTTGTCGTTCTGGCTGAGTTCGTGCTTACCGCAGAATGCAGCCATTCCGAATCCGGCTTGTGATTGCGCCATCCCCATAGCAGCCATCACATCAGTACCGGAAAGAGAGTCAGAAGCCGTAGCCCGTGGTGAGTCGCTCATCATCGGGCTTTTTGGCGAATGAAATTTAGCTACGCTTTCGAGTCTCATGCGCCTTCTCCCTGTACCTGAATCAATGTGAGGTTTCCGCAGAACACTGCGCCAGTATCGATATACATCTGGTTGGCAAATTTGAGTGGTTTCACTGCTGGCGTATGACCAAAGATAAACGTGTCCGCGCCTTTAATTTCTTTCACGATCCCGTCTTGTGAGTTGCTGATTCGTTCGCGGTTCCAGATTACCTGCTGATGATCAACTGGCTTTCCAAATTCGTATTCGTCACAAGGATAATCGGCGTGGCAGATGACATATTTTTTACCTTTGCTCACCAGTTCGATGATTAACGGAAGTTCTTCTGCTTTATGGGCAAGAGCTTTAGCCAGAATTTCTTTGTCGTAATCGAGATTAAAGAACCAGCCACCGCCATTAAGCAGCCAGTGATTGACGTTTCCACGCTCTGATAAGCCATCAATCATCATTTGCTCATGGTTTCCACGTACAGCTCTGAACCAGGGGAATGTGATTAATTCCAGGCATTCTACGTTCTCTGTACCGCGATCAACCAAATCGCCCACCGAGATAAGCAGGTCTTTTTTGGTGTCGAATCCTATCGTCTCCAGTTTTTTCATCAGGTTCGTGTAGCATCCGTGCAGATCGCCAACTACCCAAATATTTCGGTATTTGCTGCCATCAATTCTTTCGTAGATATTCATGCAACCTCACTTCTGCTGTTTCGCAGTTTTTTAAGTTTCTGTTGATACTCCGCCTTGATGGCCCTGCACTCTTCGACAGTCCAGCGATAGCGGTTATGGTTTGATTCGATTTCCTCTACTGCTACCTGCCCGATGCCGCTAATCAGTTCGACGCGATACGGAACGAGATTTCCGCTTTTGTGCTGGTTGCACACCACGCATTGCTTGTGAATATTGCGTTCATCAAATCGGAGTTGAGGTGCCGCAGCAGTTGTCCGGTAATGTCCGGCATCCCACTGAGCAGACGTGAGCGTTCCGCACGAGATACATGGTAAGTCGCGGTCTCTTTCTCTGATGAAGGCGTTTACGGCTTGTTGGGCTTGCTTAATCCAGTAACTGCGGGGCTTTAAGGCGAGTTTTCGAATCTTAAGTTTATCTTTCTGTTTCTGTTCATCTCGTCGTCGTTTCTTCTCTGCTGCTTTTTCCGCTTTTTCGCGTTCTTTACTTCGTCGTTCGAGTGCTAATTGAGTTCCGTGTTCCGGGCAGCACCACCACTGATTTGAGAATGCCGGGTGAAACCATTCCTTGCATATTTTGCATTTCCTTCGCGCTGGTTTAGCCATCGTCTTCTTCCTCGTACATTGAGCTATTCGGATCGCTCATCAGTTCTGCGCAGCAATCGGAGCACACGTGAACTTCCAGCACATGCAGCTTCTGACCGCAGTTAGCGCACGTTAAAGCTCGCTCGACGCTTTCTTGTTCGTAACTTCGATTTTGGTCAATCACCTTGTTTTCCTCGCACGTTCTCTAAGCCACCGGATATCCCACAGGTGAGCCGTGTAGTTGAAGGTTTTTACGTCAGATTCTTTTGGGATTGGCTTGCGTTTATTTCTGGAGCGTTTCGTTGGAAGGTATTTGCAGTTTTCGCAGATGATGTCGGTGAAACTTCGTCGCTGTCGTCTCATTCGTACCTCCTGTCGGTAAATCTGACACCCTGACCAATAGCCCATGCTGTCGTGTACTCAATCAGACTTGCCATACGCTTCACACTCATCTGCGCGCTGCTTTCGCGAATGTTGACGCATTCGCCTTCAAGCCCGGGTAAAACATCAGCTTCCTGTTTCGTTGCCACTGCATGACCGCTTATCAACAAAACCTTCCATTGTTCTGGTTTTAACCATTTGCCGCGCCACTGAACTTGCCTAGCGATATCTGCGACCATCGCGTGAAATTTTGCGTTCTGGTCAAGGTTGCGCTTGTAGTCAGTAATGCGGATGGTAACTGGCTTGTCTTTATCGAGTGGTGTTGCGAGGATGGCGTTGATTGCGGCTTGCTGTTGTTGCTTAGTTCGGAGGAAGATTGTTTGCTTCATCGTTACCTCAACTCACAAAACGCCACGCCACTTTTGCTACGACAACAGGCATAACACCGATAATCACCCACAGGAAAATGCTACCGAAAAGCACACCAACCAGGTCTTTACCTTCGCCTACCAGCCGGACAAAACTGCTGGCAACCACAATGAACGTCGCCACCATCCACATAGCACCGAGAATCCTCAATGCAGAAAAAATCAACTCAACCACGATTTACTCTCCCCCAAATAAAAAGGCCTGCGATTACCAGCAGGCCTGTTACAAGCTCAGTGATGTAGATGGTCATCTTTTAACTCCATATACCGCCAATACCCGTTTCATCGCGGCACTCTGGCGACACTCCTTAAAAATTAGGTTCGTGCTCATCTTTCCTTCCCGTTCTTCCTTGGTAGCAAACCGGTAATACACCGTTCGCCAGACCTTACCTTCGATAACCAGAAGACCTGCCCGTGCCATTTTAGCCGCGGCCTGATTTATGCTGGTTACTGTTGCGCCTGTTAGCGCGGCAACGTCCGGCGCACAGAAGCTATTATGCGTCCCCAGGTAATGAATAATTGCCTCTTTGCCCGTCATACACTTGCTCCTTTCAGTCCGAACTTAGCTTTGAGTTCTGCGATCTTCGCCAGAGCCTGTGCACGATTTAGAGGTCTACCGCCCATGACAGGAAGTTGTTTTACTGGTTCAGGGATCGCCTCACCACGGTTAATTCTCGCAGTCATATGGACAAGCTCATCTGCGGCCTTACGGCGTAATTCCGCATCAGTAAGCGCATTGGCCCGCATGTTCTGATACAGGTTGGTAACCAGCCAGTAGTGCGCGTTTGATTTCCACGGATAAAACTCCGCATCCGGATACAGGCCTCGCTTCCGGCAATACTCGTAAACCATATCAACCAGCTCGCTGACGTTTGGCAGTCCGGCGATAACGGATGCTTCTTCCCGGCACCATGCAACAAACTGCCCGGGTGATGGCAGAAATGGTCGATTCTGCCGACGGGCTACGCGCATTCCTGCGTTAACCTGTTCCATTGTGGTGATCCCGTTTTCCCGGAAAGCCAGAACCCACTGGCGGCGGATTTCGTTCAGTTCGTTCTGGTCACGGTTAGCCAGGCTCGCCGGGAAAGTTGCCAGTAACCGGCTGAACACACCATTGATGATCTGCGCTACCTGTTGTACCTGCGGCTTTTCGTCGTACTGTTCCGGCATATTGTTGGCGATCCGACGCATCTGCTCACGGTCAAAGTTAACCATCTGTGCGGCGATGTTTTTCATAGATCCACCCCGTAAATCCAGTCAGTGTTTGTCAGGTCGAGTTTTGGTTTGCTAGCTGTCACGCCTGCCTGTTGCTTGTTACGGTTGATTTCGAGTTGGGTCCACTTGTCGCGGAGTTTGGCCGGACTTAGCACGTTACCGGACCAGAAGTTGTCCTGGCATGCCCAGCGGAACAGCACGCACATGTCGCGGTGGTTACGTCCGTCACGTTCACGCATCAGGCGGATATCGTTAGCCCACCCTGCAAAATTCGGTTTTCTGGCTGATGGCGCGATGGTCTTCACCATGTCAAACATCCACTCTGCGGCGGTCAGGTCTTCTGCTGTTCCCCACTTGCTGCCGCTCTGAATTGCAGCATCCGGTTTAACCACAGAAAGATCGTTTTCTGGCTGGTCAGAGGATTCGCCAGAATTCTCGGACGAATAATCTTTTCTTTTTTCTTTTGTAATAGTGTCTTTTGTGTCCCCCTGTTTTGAGGGATAGCAATCCCCCAATTTGAGGGATGTTTTATCCCTCGTTTTAGGGGATTTTCCCTCGTTTTGAGGGATGCACCATTCTGAGATGTTTTTATTTGGTCCAAACATGCCGCATTGCTGCTTGATAATATTCATTCTGACGAGTTCTAACTTGGCTTCATTGCACCGTTTGACGGGTAACTTTGTAATCTCGCTAAGTTGAGAATCGGTGATTCTGTCCATTGGTTTATTCCACCCATAGGTTTTACGCAGAATGGCAAGCAGCACTTTAAACTGTCGCTTGGTCAGATCTGCGCCTGAATAAGCCTCAAGCAGCATATTTGATAGTCTGGCGTAACCATCATCGAGATCTGCCACATTACGCTCCTGTTTGGCAAAGTTACCTCTGCAGAAGTTGAGTATTTTTGCTGTATTTGTCATAATGACTCCTGTAGATTGATCCAGTAATGACCTCAGAACTCCATCTGGATTTGTTCAGAACGCTCGGTTGCCGCCGGGCGTTTTTTATTGGTGAGAATCGCAGCAACTTGTCGTGCCAATCGAGCCATGTCGTCGTCAACGACACCCCATTCAAGAACAGCAAGCAGCATTGAGAACTTTGGAATCCAGTCCCTCTTCCACCTGCTGATCTGCGACTTATCAACTCCCACAGCTTCCGCTGTCTTCTCAGTTCCAAGCATTGCGATTTTGTTAAGCAACGCACTCTCGATTCGTAGAGCCTCGTTGCGTTTGTTTGCACGAACCATATGTAAGTATTTCCTTAGATAACAATTGATTGAATGTATGCAAATAAATGCATACACCATAGGTGTGGTTTAATTGGATGCCCTTTTTCAGGGCGGGGATGTGTAAGAGCGGGAATGTCTTAAGCGGCTTTACCGCGTTTAGTTCCGTACTGTAACCAAACCGGATCACAGTTAAGCGCCATAGCTATCTCAAACAAGAAGCGCGGTCGCTTGGTTACTCCAGCTTCAATCAGTTGAATTGATTGCTGTTTAACACCGGCTTTGGTTGCCAGTTCGGTTTGCGTCATTTTTAACGCAATTCGCCTCTTCTTGAGGCGTTCAGAAAGAGTTTGCATATCGCCCCCATTAACAAACTTTCTTGTATCTTCATACAATGTATATTGTTTGTCAAATACAGTTTTTCTTGTGAAGATTGGAGGTAAATAACAGAGGTGGCTTATGAGTATTTCTTCCAGGGTAAAAAGCAAAAGAATTCAGCTTGGACTTAACCAGGCTGAACTTGCTCAAAAGGTGGGGACTACCCAGCAGTCTATAGAGCAGCTCGAAAACGGTAAAACTAAGCGACCACGCTTTTTACCAGAACTTGCGTCAGCTCTTGGCGTAAGTGTTGACTGGCTGCTCAATGGCACCTCTGATTCGAATGTTAGATTTGTTGGGCACGTTGAGCCCAAAGGGAAATATCCATTGATTAGCATGGTTAGAGCTGGTTCGTGGTGTGAAGCTTGTGAACCCTACGATATCAAGGACATTGATGAATGGTATGACAGTGACGTTAACTTATTAGGCGATGGATTCTGGCTGAAGGTTGAAGGTGATTCCATGACCTCACCTGTAGGTCAAAGCATCCCTGAAGGTCATATGGTGTTAGTAGATACTGGACGCGAGCCAGTGAATGGAAGCCTTGTTGTAGCCAAACTGACTGACGCGAACGAAGCAACATTCAAGAAACTGATCATAGATGGCGGTCAGAAGTACCTGAAAGGCCTGAATCCTTCATGGCCTATGACTCCCATCAACGGGAACTGCAAGATTATCGGTGTTGTCGTAGAAGCGAGGGTAAAATTCGTATGATCAGGATTGCAGCGCTACTCACAATACTCTTAACTACCAGCGCCAATTCTGAATGCTGGATTGTCACAAACCTGCACGGGTACGGGGCAATGAATGGCGATCGTTACGGATTTACAAAAGACAGCACGGAAGATTCCGTTTTCCACGTAACAATTAATGGCGATAAATCATCGGTTTATGAATCAGTCTCTGGCGTCTATCCAGAGATGAAATACACTGCTTTGTCATCGAACACTATGGTAGGGGAATACCAGTCAGGAGGAGGAATGTAGTGGTCAACAAAAACTGGCCACCGCTTTAGAGTTTTTCCAGTATCGGTTTTCCGATTCATTTGGTGGCAACCCACCGTTATATTCGTGCGGCCTGAGCGCGTTGTAATACCCAACGATATAGTCCGTTATTTCATGGGCAGCATCGCTGAAGTTCATGTAACCCGTCACCGGTATCCACTCGTTTTTCAGACTCCTGAAGAAGCGCTCCATCGGGCTGTTATCCCAGCAATTTCCTCGTCGACTCAGACTCTGTTTGATCTGGTAACGCCACAGTAACTGCCGGAACTGCCTGCTTGTATAGTGGCTGCCCTGATCGCTGTGGAACATTACCCCGGCTGGTTTACTGCGGATTTCCCAGGCCATTTTCAGCGCTTTGATGGTCAGTCTGCTGTCCGGAGAGAACGACATTGCCCAACCTACCGGTTTCCTTGCAAACAGGTCGAGAACAACGGCAAGGTATGCCCAACGTTTCCCCGTCCAGATGTACGTCACGTCGCCGCACCATACCTGATTTGGCTCTGTCACTGCGAACTGCCGCCCAAGGTGATTCGGGATAGTGACATGTTCACGACCACCTCGTTTATAACGGTGCGCAGGCTCATGAAAGAACTGACCAGTCCCAGTTCTTTCATGAGCCTGCCGGCAAGCCAGCGCCCCATTCTGAAGCCTATCAGGGTTGCCATTGTGGCGATGCTTCTTGCCCCGGCAGAACCATGGCTGATGTTATGCAACTCAAGTACCTGACTGCGTAATACAGCCCGTCTGCCGTCTGGTTTTTCAGGACGGTTTTTCCAGTATCTGTAGCTGCTGCGATGAACCCCGAACACATGGCAGAGTGTGACCACAGGATAATGCGCTCTGAGTTTCCCGATTATCGAGAACTGTTCAGGGAGTCTGACATCAAGAGCGCGGTAGCCTTTTTTAATATTTCATTCTCCATTTCAATGCGTTGTAGCTTTTTCCTCAGCTCACGTATTTCGATTTGTTCTGGTGTTATCGGAGAGGCTTTTGGTGTTTTGCCCTGACGCTCATCACGCAGTTGTTTGACCCATCTTGTCATTGTGGAAAGGCCGATATCCATAGCTTTGGCGGCATCTGCCACCGTGTAGTTCTGGTCAACAACCAGTTGAGCGGATTCGCGTTTAAACTCTGCGCTGAAATTTCTTTTTTTCATTGGAGCACCTGTGTTGTTCTGAGGTGAGCATATCACCTCTGTTCAGGTGGCCAAATTCAGTGTGCCACTACAGAATAACTGTTGAAACTTGGTCAATCACTACAGACAAAAAAGCTCTTTACTCCAAAGTAATGAATATCCCAGGCATGCAACAACTTACATCAACCAAATCCTTTGTTGGTGATGTAGTCGGAACCTGCAACCAGTAATCCCCACCTCAATCTCAATAACCAAAAAACAAACTATTTTCCGTTTAAAAACAATGGAGTTTGTTTTGCACCCCCCTTTTTTACAATATTTCTTGTTTACAATACACAATCTTTCTTGTAATTTTAAACCATCAGCAGGACGCACTGACCACCATGAAGGTGATGCTCTTAAAAATTAAGCCCTGAAGAAGGGCAGCATTCAAAGCAGAAGGCTTTGGGGTGTGTGATACGAAACGAAGCATTGGCCGGAAGTGCGATTCCGGATTAGCTGCCAATGTGCCAATCGCGGGGGGTTTTCGTTCAGGACTACAACTGCCACACACCACCAAAGCTAACTGACAGGAGAATCCAGATGGATGCACAAACACGCCGCCGCGAACGTCGCGCAGAGAAACAGGCTCAATGGAAAGCAGCAAATCCCCTGTTGGTTGGGGTAAGCGCAAAACCAGTTAACCGCCCTATTCTCTCGCTGAATCGCAAACCGAAATCACGAGTAGAAAGCGCACTAAATCCGATAGACCTTACAGTGCTGGCTGAATACCACAAACAGATTGAAAGCAACCTGCAACGTATTGAGCGCAAGAATCAGCGCACATGGTACAGCAAGCCTGGCGAACGCGGCATAACATGCAGTGGGCGCCAGAAAATTAAGGGAAAATCGATTCCTCTTACCTAGTTACTTAGATATTGACCTTGGCTTTATCTCAATATTATATGGATCATAGCTGGCAACTAATTCAGTCCAGTAAATATCCTCAATAGGGAATAATATATGCTTCCCGTTCCATCGGGAAAAAGTTTTGTTCAACACACCAAGCTCAATCAACTCACTAATGTATGGGAATTGTTTTGATGTAACCACATACTTCCTGCCTTCATTAAGGGCTGCGCACAAAACCATAGATTGCTCTTCTGTAAGGTTTTGAATTACTGATCGCACTTTATCGTTTTGCATCTTAATGCGTTTTCTTAGCTTAAATCGCTTATATCTGGCGCTGGCAATAGCTGATAATCGATGCACATTAATTGCTAGCGAAAATGCAAGAGCAAAGACGAAAACATGCCACACATGAGGAATACCGATTCTCTCATTAACATATTCAGGCCAGTTATCTGGGCTTAAAAGCAGAAGTCCAACCCAGATAACGATCATATACATGGTTCTCTCCAGAGGTTCATTACTGAACACTCGTCCGAGAATAACGAGTGGATCCATTTCTATACTCATCAAACTGTAGGGGTTGTAATAGTTTATCCGATTTCTCGCTGTAGGGGTACACGAGAACCACCGAGCCTGATGTGGTTAAAAGACAGGCACAATCTTTACTACCGCAATCCACTATTTAAGGTGATATATGGAAGAAGAATTTGAAGAGTTCGAAGAGCATCCTCAGGATGTGATGGAACAATACCAGGACTATCCGTATGACTACGACTATTGATAAAAATCAATGGTGTGGACAATTCAAGCGATGCAATGGATGCAAGCTGCAATCGGAATGCATGGTTAAGCCTGAAGAAATGTTTCCTGTAATGGAAGATGGGAAATATGTCGATAAATGGGCAATACGAACGACGGCAATGATTGCCAGAGAACTTGGTAAACAGAACAACAAAGTTGCCTGATAGTGGCCTTTATTTTTGGCATAAATAACAGAATAAACACTGCACTGTGTATTCATTCCAACGAGTGAATACACGGAGCAATGTCGCTCGTAACTAAACAGGAGCCGACTTGTTCTGATTATTGGAAATCTTCTTTGCCCTCCAGTGTGAGGGCGATTTTTTATCTATGAGGATATGAATAGATGTCAAACATCAAAAAATACATCATTGATTACGACTGGAAAGCATCAATAGAAATTGAAATCGACCATGACGTAATGACAGAGGAAAAACTTCACCAGATTAATAATTTCTGGTCAGACTCTGAATACCGACTCAATAAACACGGCTCTGTATTAAATGCTGTATTAATCATGCTGGCGCAACATGCTCTGCTTATAGCAATTTCAAGCGACTTAAATGCATATGGTGTTGTGTGTGAGTTCGACTGGAATGATGGAAATGGTCAGGAAGGATGGCCTCCAATGGATGGTAGCGAAGGAATAAGAATTACCGATATCGATACATCAGGAATATTTGATCCAGATGATATGACTATCAAAGCCGCCTGAACGCGGCGTTACCGCATACCAATTACGCTTCACTCGAGGCGTTTTTCGTTATGTATAAATAAGGAGCACACCATGCAATATGCCATTGCAGGGTGGCCTGTTGCTGGCTGCCCTTCCGAATCTTTACTTGAACGAATTACCCGTAAATTACGTGACGGATGGAAACGCCTTATCGACATACTTAATCAGCCAGGAGTCCCGAAAAATGGATCAAACAATTATGGCTATCCAGACTAAATTCACTATCGCCACTTTTATTGGCGATGAAAAGATGTTTCGTGAGGCCGTCGACGCTTATAAAAAATGGATATTAATACAGAAACTGAGATCAAGCAAAAGCATTCACTACCCCCCTTTCCTGTTTTCCTAATCAGCCTGGCATTTCGCGGGCGATATTTTCACAGCCATTTTCAGGAGTTCAGCCATGAACGCTTATTACATTCAGGATCGTCTTGAGGCTCAGAGCTGGGCGCGTCACTACCAGCAGATCGCCCGTGAAGAGAAAGAGGCAGAACTGGCAGACGACATGGAAAAAGGCCTGCCCCAGCACCTGTTTGAATCGCTATGCATCGATCATTTGCAACGCCACGGGGCCAGCAAAAAAGCCATTACCCGTGCGTTTGATGACGATGTTGAGTTTCAGGAGCGCATGGCAGAACACATCCGGTACATGGTTGAAACCATTGCTCACCACCAGTTTGATATTGATTCAGAGGTATAAAACGGATGAGTACAGCACTCGCAACGCTGGCAGGGAAGCTGGCTGAACGTGTCGGCATGGATTCTGTCGACCCACAGGAACTGATCACCACTCTTCGCCAGACGGCATTTAAAGGTGATGCCAGCGATGCGCAGTTCATCGCATTGTTGATCGTCGCCAACCAGTACGGCCTTAATCCGTGGACGAAAGAAATTTACGCCTTCCCTGATAAGCAGAACGGCATTGTTCCGGTGGTGGGCGTTGATGGCTGGTCCCGCATCATCAATGAAAACCAGCAGTTTGATGGCATGGACTTTGAGCAGGACAATGAATCCTGTACATGCCGGATTTACCGCAAGGACCGTAATCATCCGATCTGCGTTACCGAGTGGATGGATGAATGCCGCCGCGAACCATTCAAAACCCGCGAAGGCAGAGAAATCACGGGCCCGTGGCAGTCGCATCCCAAACGGATGTTACGGCATAAAGCCATGATTCAGTGTGCCCGTCTCGCCTTCGGATTTGCTGGTATCTATGACAAGGATGAAGCCGAGCGCATTGTCGAAAATACTGCATACACTGCAGAACGTCAGCCAGAACGCGACATCACTCCGGTTAACGATGAAACCATGCAGGAGATTAACACTCTGCTGATCGCCCTGGATAAAACATGGGATGACGACTTATTGCCGCTCTGTTCCCAGATATTTCGCCGCGACATTCGCGCATCGTCAGAACTGACACAGGCCGAAGCAGTGAAAGCTCTTGGATTCCTGAAACAGAAAGCCGCAGAGCAGAAGGTGGCAGCATGACACCGGACATTATCCTGCAGCGTACCGGGATCGACGTGAGAGCTGTCGAACAGGGGGATGATGCGTGGCACAAATTACGGCTCGGCGTCATCACAGCTTCAGAAGTTCACAACGTGATAGCAAAGCCCCGCTCAGGAGAGAAGTGGCCTGACATGAAAATGTCCTACTTCCACACCCTGCTGGCTGAGGTTTGCACCGGTGTGGCTCCGGAAGTTAATGCTAAGGCGCTGGCCTGGGGAAAACAGTACGAGAACGACGCCAGAACCCTGTTTGAATTCACTTCCGGCGTGAATGTTATTGAATCCCCGATCATCTATCGCGACGAAAGTATGCGCACCGCCTGCTCTCCCGATGGTTTATGCAGTGATGGCAATGGCCTTGAGCTGAAATGCCCGTTTACCTCCCGGGATTTCATTAAGTTCCGGCTCGGTGGTTTCGAGGCCATAAAGTCGGCTTACATGGCCCAGGTGCAGTACAGCATGTGGGTGACGCGAAAAGATGCCGGGTACTTTGCCAACTATGACCCGCGTATGAAGCGTGAAGGCCTGCATTATGTCGTGATTGAGCGGGATGAAAAGTACATGGCGAGTTTTGACGAGATAGTGCCGGAGTTCATCGAAAAAATGGACGAGGCACTGGCTGAAATTGGTTTTGTATTTGGGGAGCAATGGCGATGAAGCATCCTCACGATAATATCCGGGTAGGTGCGATCACTTTCGTCTACTCCGTTACAAAGCGAGGCTGGGTATTTCCCGACCTTTCTGTTATCCAAAATCCACTGAAAGCCCAGCGGCTGGCTGAGGAGATAAATAATAAACGAGGGGCTGTATGCACAAAGCATCTCCTGTTGAGTTAAGAACGAGCATTGAGATGGCACATAGCCTCGCTCAAATTGGAGTCAGGTTTGTGCCAATACCAGTAGAAACAGACGAAGAATTTCATACGTTAGCCGCATCCCTTTCACAAAAGCTGGAAATGATGGTGGCGAAAGCAGAAGCAGATGAGAGAGACCAGGTATGACAACCACTGAATGCATTTTTCTGGCAGCGGGCTTCATATTCTGTGTGCTTATGCTTGCCGACATGGGACTTGTTCAATGACACCTCAGCAAGAAAACGCCCTTCGCAGTATTGCCCGTCAGGCTAATTCTGAAATCAAAAAAGCCAGACAGCAGTTTCCGGATAAAAACGTCGATGACATTTGCCGTAGCGTACTGAAGAAGCACCGCGAAACGGTAACGCTGATGGGATTCACACCGACTCATTTAAGCCTGGCGATCGGCATGTTAAACGGCGTCTTTAAGGAACGGTGAGCATGAAAAACAAAATCATCAGGGAGCTACAGGCTCCTTTTTTATTATTCGCATTCACCCTCAAGCGTATTAACCAACAATTCAGGGATTAATGAAAGATGGCAGACATCATTGATTCAGCATCAGAAATTGAAGAATTACAGCGCAACACAGCAATAAAAATGCGCCGCCTGAACCACCAGGCTATATCTGCCACTCATTGTTGTGAGTGTGGCGATCCGATAGATGAACGAAGACGCTTGGCCGTTCAGGGTTGTCGGACTTGTGCAAGTTGCCAGGAGGATCTGGAACTTATCAGTAAACAGAGAGGTTCGAAGTGAGCGAAATTAACTAGAAGCCAAAGATAAAATCATCGCTGAGCAGGAGAAAATCGCTAACGGAGAAAAGACAGTAAGTCAGTATATGAAAACCGCATGATATCATCAGATAAAAATCGATCGTAAAGCGAAATATTAATACCAGAATAAACGAGTCGAGGTAAATTATATTACCTCGATAAATTAACTAAAACTTGCCCGCTATATACTATCTCATTCAGTATCATCACGCGCGGTCTGTGCATATGTTACTACCGCACCTAATGTATTAATTTTCTTTTCAACATAGATAATATTATCGTACTCATAATTGCCATACGGATAGCAAATGCGAATATTCTCATGTAGATCGGGGTCATCCACCTCAGCTCCAGAACAACTTTTTGAACTACCGGAAGTATACCGATACGGTGCAACATAAGACGATGTCTCTCCAGGCAAAAAATAAGTTAGTGTTGTAAGGGGTATAATCAGAAAAAATCCAGCAAATATGCACATCCCTGCATAAACCTTAAGGTATGCTGACAGACTCTTCCAGCCGCTTTGTTTTACTATCCCCTTCTTAACCCAAAACAGAGATAACAGAAAAGCTATTCCCATGCTAAACAGAATGTAATAGTGGGATATACTCTGATTAAGAAACGTGACCCTGTAAATATCTGCCCGCCACCAGAAGAAAAGGAAAATAAAGATCAGGCCTGAAACTGTCATGCAAATCAAATAAGGATACGAATCTTTTTTCATGTTTAGCGCCCATAAAATTTTTCCTGCCCCGGACAAATTTACCATCCATTTTTTGCGCAGAAAATAGCTCATTACTTACTGCACAATAATACACAAAATTGCGTAAATTTTTTGCATGGATTTTAGCTCTTTCAGCCGACGTTTAAGGGGTAAATAGCATTTCCTAAAAGCAACTGCACCAACCCAACAGAATGAGCTACCGCTTACGTTGAGAGCAAAAAAGTGTATAGCAGCAATGAACAGCATCCTCGCACTGACGAGGATTTCTTTTATCTGAACTCGCTACGGCGAGTTTTGTTTTATGGAGATGATAAATGCACTTCCGAGTCACAGGTGAATGGAATGGAGAACCATTCAACAGAGTTATCGAAGCAGAGAACATCAATGACTGCTATGACCACTGGATGATATGGGCGCAGATAGCACATGCAGACATAACCAATATTCGAATTGAAGAACTGAAAGAACACCAAGCCGCCTGATGGCGGCTTTTTCTTGCGTGTAATTGCGGAGACTTTGCGATGTACTTGACACTTCAGGAGTGGAACGCACGCCAGCGGCGCCCAAGAAGCCTTGAAACAGTTCGTCGATGGGTACGCGAGTGCAGGATATTCCCTCCTCCTGTTAAGGATGGAAGAGAGTATTTGTTCCACGAATCAGCGGTAAAAATTGACTTAAATCGACCAGTAACAGGTAGCCTTTTGAAGAGGATCAAAAATGGGAAGAAGGCGAAGTCATGAGCGCCGGGATTTACCCCCTAACCTTTATATAAGAAACAATGGATATTACTGCTACAGGGACCCAAGGACGGGTAAAGAGTTCGGATTAGGCAGAGACAGACGTATAGCAATCACTGAAGCTATACAGGCCAATATTGAGTTGCTATCCGGGAACAGGCGTGAGTCACTGATAGACAGAATTAAAGGCGCTGACGCAATCACTCTTCATGCGTGGCTTGACCGATATGAAACAATCCTCAGCGAGAGGGGTATCAGGCCGAAAACTCTACTCGACTACGCCAGCAAAATCAGGGCAATCCGAAGAAAATTGCCGGACAAACCGCTCGCTGACATATCAACGAAAGAGGTGGCAGCAATGCTAAACACCTACGTAGCAGAAGGTAAAGCGGCTTCCGCAAAATTAATCAGGTCAACCCTTGTTGACGTTTTTCGTGAGGCAATAGCCGAGGGGCATGTGGCTACGAATCCGGTAACAGCAACCCGCACAGCAAAGTCAGAAGTAAGGCGCTCAAGGCTGACAGCTAATGAGTATGTCGCGATTCACCATGCAGCCGAACCTCTCCCAATCTGGCTGAGGCTTGCGATGGATTTGGCCGTCGTTACAGGTCAGAGAGTCGGCGATTTGTGCAAAATGAAATGGTCAGACATAAACGACAACCATCTTCACATTGAACAGGGTAAAACAGGGGCTAAGCTCGCCATTCCGCTGACGCTAACGATTGACGCGCTCAATATCTCATTGGCCGATACACTACAGAAATGCAGGGAGGTCAGCGGCAGTGAAACAATAATTGCATCAACGCATCACGAACCGCTTTCCCCGAAAACAGTATCTAAGTATTTTACAAAGGCGAGAAATGCATCTGGACTCTCATTTGATGGAGACCCGCCAACATTCCATGAACTGCGTAGCCTGTCGGCGAGGCTATACCGGAATCAGATTGGCGATAAGTTTGCTCAACGTCTTCTCGGGCATAAATCAGATTCAATGGCGGCGCGGTATAGGGACAGCCGAGGGAGAGAATGGGACAAAATTGAAATCAACAAATGA